TGATGGTGGTAACTCGTGGCTTCCTTTTAACAATGGATATATACCCACGCCACAAGAAGTAAATGAATGGAATTTAAAAGACATGGGGCATGATTCAAGTAATGCTTGGATTTGTGTAAAAGCAAGATTAAAAAGAGAAGGGAAACCATACGAATGTAGTAAATGTAAAGGAACTGCCAAAAATTGGCAACACCCGAAAGCTAAAAGCCTTTATAAAAATTGGAAAAGTTATGACCCACCAACAGGCGAAGGTTTTCAATTATGGACAACAACAACCGAAGGAAGTCCAATGACACCAGTTTTTAGCTCACTTGAAGAATTGTGCGACTATTGCGAAAAAGAAAAAGTATCAGTTTTTGGAAGCAGTACGGCAACTAAAGAAGAATGGTTCAAAATGTTGGACGATGGATTTGTTTACCATAAAGAAGGTAACGCAATTTTCGTGTAGCTGTCTTTAAGCTGCCGCATAACGGGATAGCGGTTTGCGCCGTGCCGCTTTCCTGAATTATCAAATTATTACAAAATTAATGCGGCAATGGACGTAAACCGCATGTTATCATTATAGTTTTTAAATAATTAAATATAATAATCATGAAATTTATAGTTTCATCAAAACATTTTTCACAGACAATTAAACATGCAATATCAATTAGATGTGAATATTTTAAATTTAATCCTGATAATCAAGAAATTGTCTTTTGTGATTCTCCTGAAGTTTGTTTAAGTATTGTAACGCAGGAATTTAATAGAAAATATGAAAGGTTTACATTTGATACAATTCAAATGTTTAAACTCTCAAATTTTCTTGATGAATTAGAGGAGCAACCTATTGTTGTAGAGTTATGCCAATATGAAGATAATAAATTATCGATTGAACTTTCGCATTTTATCAAGCGTTTTTGAAAAGATTGTTTGTGATATCTATTTTTAAGCAATGTTATGTTAGTTAAAGCCAGAAAAATACATAAATGTGATTATTGTTCAGAAAATATCCAGAAAGGAGAAATCCATGAACATATCAAAATGAAAGTTCCCAAGTATGATTCATCAGATAAACAGATTAAACAATGTTAAATATTTGTTCAATACATTAAAAATTAGTAAATTGCGATATGAAAAGATTTGAATATAAATTGATTAAAATATTTCCTGGATTTCAAGAATTAAATGGTATTCATGTATGTAATGATCTTGGTTTTATTCACTTACCAAACAGCAATGTTTTATTTAATCCTGCACAATGGCCAGATTTTTTCGAGCTAATAAAAGAACCTTATTTTGTAAGTGCGGACGGGGTAAAGATGTTTAATATTAATGACGCTTTAAATGATGCAAATAAAATATCTTCTAAATTAACTACTCAAAGAGCAAAAGATACTTTTATTTTAAAAACATTTGGAGCTGAAAATATAACTGCTGGAAAAATTTTATTAGCAAATATTGATGTTTACAAAAAATATACTCAAGGAGTAACTGATACAAGTGAAGCTCAAAAAGCAGCTGAAATAAATTCAAATACATTGTCTGTTAGATATGAAGAATTAAAAAATTCATTGGTTAATATGCTAACAAGTAATGATAAAACAGTTTCTGGATTAGAAGATATAAAAAGCATGTTAGCTTTTGTAACTGATAATTTAGAAGCAATTATAGGTTTTGTTGGAAAAGTTGTAATTGCTTTTTTAGCTTTTAAAGTAATAAATGGAGTAATTCAATTAGCTACTGGAATATTAGCTGCTTACACTGCTGTTACTGCTTGGTATTCTGGAGTTGCAGTTACGGCGGCATTAACTGGAGGAACATTTGCTGCTGTTATTTGGGCGACTGTTTGGCCTATATTAGCAGTAATGGCTGCAATTGCTTTAGTAGTGGCTATTATTTATAATTGGAGCGACATTACAAAATGGTTTTCAAAAACATGGGAATCATTTATAAATGGTGCTGAAACAATGTGGTTAGAGTTAGTTAATACACTTTCCGAGTTTGATTTTATTGGTTTATTTATTTCTATTGGTCAAGCCATAATAGATTTTATGTTAATGCCTTTAAAAACTGTTTTGGGATTGGTTGCAATGATTCCAGGCGGTATAGGAAAAGCGGCTCAAACTGGATTAGACAAATTAAACGAAATGACTGATTTAAAAATGTTAGTCGGTCACGATATTAAAAAAGTTGATAGTCCAGAACAAACAAATGCTAAAACAATGCAAGAAAATCGAATGAGTGCTAATATGGATATTAATTTGAGAGGTAATACGGGTGCTGTAGAAAGTACAAATGTTTGGGGCAATAATGGATTGCCAGTTAATGTGTCATCAACTCAAGGAGCGTTTTAATTATGGATACAAAAGATATTTTATTGTATGAATCAGGAAGCGGTGGCGAAATGTCCATCGCTTCAAATGATTTGGTATTGGGAGAAAATTTATACCAACAGGTTTATTTAGCTTTATTTGGTGGAAACGTAGAAGCAAATACCAAACCAGATATTTTACTCAATGAGGAGCGTTTTGATTGGTGGGGTAATGCTTTGTTTTTTAAAGATAAACCAACACGCCAATTCAATTCTAATACTGAAAGAACCCTTTTAGAAGTGGTTTTAAATAGTTCGGGTAGATTAAGAATTATTCAAGCAGTAAATGATGATTTAGTATATCTAAGTGACTTGTTAAATTCAAGTGTTGATGTAGAATTCTTTAACACAAATAAAATTCGTATTATTGTAATGTTTTCGCCAAAGACCAATCAGGAAGATAAAGTTCTACAATTGGTTTATGATAACGCCAAAAATGAATTAATAATTGAAAAAATAATTTAATGAAACCAATACCAAGTATAGTCGAATTGCAGGAAACACTTGCGAATGATTTTAGAAGTCGTTTGAATTTGTCAGATGATGATTTAAAGAAAGTCTTAAATGCTTTTGATATTGTTTTATCAGCTCAATTTAAACTTTTGTATCTTTTTTTGAGTGACATTCAAAATAATGTTTTTCCAGATACAGCGGATTTAGAGGCAAATGGAGGAACTTTAGAAAGAATTGGAAGAATACAATTAGGACGTAATCCTCTACCTGCTACGGTAGGGGTTTTTGAGCTTTCTGTAATAGGGGTTGCGGGTTCTGTTTTACGTTCTGAATTAACTTTTAAATCAAATGAAGATGCTAAAAATGCAGGTCAACTTTATGTTTTAGATTCAGAATATATTTTAATTGGAACAAATGATATTATTGAAGTTCGTTCATTGGGTTCTGGAGTTGAATATGATTTAAATGTAGGTGATGAATTGACTATTACTGAGCCAGTAATTGGAGTTAATGCAACTGTAACCGTAGACGGTGTTATTGATGTACCTACGGCATCGGAGGATATTGAAATATACCGACAAGCTATTTTAGATTCAATTCAATTAGAGCCACAAGGAGGAGCAAAAACAGATTATCGTTTATGGGCGTCCGATGCACAAGGGGTAAGAAAAGTTTATCCTTACGTTAAAAATGGTGAAGCAGGAACGGTTCAAGTATTTGTTGAAGCTACAATAATTGATAGCACGGATGGAAAAGGAACTCCAAGCGCAGGGCTTTTAATTGATGTTGAAGAAGTAATTGAGTTTGATCCAGATACTACAAAACCATTAAATGAAAGAGGGCGTAGACCAATTCAAGCGACTATAGAAGTAAATCCAATTACTTTAATACCAGTTGATGTTTCAATCATTGGATTAAATGAAGATACTGCAAGTATTCGAGCATCAATTTCAAGTAATTTAGATTCTTATTTGCAAGATATTAGACCTTATATTGCTGGTGCTGATTTAGCACGTGATAAAAATGATATTTTGTATGAGGGACGTTTACAAAGTGTAGTAACTGATACTTTAGAAAGTGCCAATTTCTTCACATCATTTAATATGGTTGTAAATGGTGTTTCAGTAGATAATTATCAATTTGAATTAGGGAATATTCCTTATTTAAGAAACGTAACATATTAAGATATGCCATACGAAGTAACAGATCAGAGCACACAACACGGATTATCAACTCCACATGGGTATAATACTCCACATCGTTATCCTACTGCAGGAATTGCTATTATAGATGTATTTGCAGATTTAGCAAGGCAATTATATCCAACTGGTAGAGCATGGTACATGAATAAAAACGGAACTTTTGATAATTTGCATAAGGCAATAAATCGTAGTTTTGTAAGAGTGGTTCAAGATTCTTATTTAACATTAGATTCTGTTTTTCCAGATAATAATAATTTTAGTGAAAATGATGCTACATTGTGGGAATATCGTTTAGGTTTAATAACAAATACATCTTTGGATTTAGAAACTAGAAAACAGATTATTTTAAGAAAAATGGCTTATCCTGGAAATGTTCGAGCAAGACAACATCCTTTATTTATTGAAAGTCAATTGCAATTAGCGGGTTTTGACGTTTGGGTACACGAAAATACACAACCGTATCAAACACCGAATGAAATTATTGCTTTAAATATTGATGCAACTCAACATGGTGGAGTTACTCAACATGGATTAGGAACGCAACATGGAGCTGGAGGATTTGAAGTAATTGCTAATTTATCAACTCCAACAGAAAGTTATTCAATAGGAGATAATTTATGGGCTACATTTTTTATAGGTGGTGAAAATTTAGGAGATACAGCAAATGTACCATCAAACAGATTACAAGAGTTTAAAGAATTAGTTTTAAAATTAAAACCTGCTCACACGGTTGCATACACATTTATAAATTACAATTAGAAAAATATGAGAAGTTTAGCAAGTAATCCAAATATTGATAATTCAGATTTAGCGAATTATCCAAATGGTAGAATAAAAGACAATACAGGTTCAAATGATGGCACTGGGGTTAATGAACGGGTAAAAGGTGATTTTCACCAAGCAATTGAAAAAATAATGCGATTGTATGGTATTGTTCCAAATGATTTACCAGATAATGAAACAAATGGATTTCAAATAATTGACGCTTTGAGGGCGTTGGCTTCAAAGAATGATTTTATTTTAAATTTAGGAAGCACAAGTGGAATTTTACAAGTACCTATAAAATTAGGTTCTATGTTAAATGAGGAATCTGTTATTTGTGTTGCTACTGCTGATTTTACTGCTGAAACACAAATAAAAGGTACAGATGCATCTACTTTTACAGCAACGATACAAGGTGGTTTTAAAATAGGAGAATATGTCAGATTGATTAAAAAATCAGGAGGTATAACTTTGGTTAGAATTGCAGATGATTTAAGTTTAGATTTAATGGTTGCTGAATTGTTATATTTGAAAAAAGCAAGTTATGCACAAGAAATAGCAGGAGTTTTAGATACTGTTGCTACAAATCCATTATCAAACGCTTTGGCTTTTGTAGAACGTGTAAACGGAGCAAGTAGTTCAATGTCATTGGCAACTGCAATAAGAAACGGATTATACCCGAAAGAACATTTTGCTATAGTTGCAGCATTGGGATCAAGTCCGATAAAAAATAAAGGTTGGTTTAGTGGATTGCAAGTTGGTAGTAGTGTCGGTACTTTGCCAGTAAGTGGAAATTTAACATTAGCTACTGCAAGTAAATTAAGTGATGATGATTCTTTGGTTGTAGTTACAATGCAAAATGCAATGACAAATACAAATTATATTGTTAAATCTTGGATACAAAGTGAAAGTGCTGGAATTTCAACGGACAATGATATTTGTGTTCCAGTTTTTAAGCCAATTTCAACAACTCAATTTCAAATAGCATTTAGAGAAGTATCTTCACAAACTCAAAGTTTAAAAGTACACATAGAAGTAGAACAATTATAAAAAACAATCAATGAAAACAATAAAAAATATAGCAGTTCCACAAGATTCGAGTGCTCAATTTCCTTTTTCTACAATCAAAAATGAAACGGATACAGAGAATGGAACGCCAGTAATAAGAGAGATTTATGGAGATGTTTTAACTAACTTGTATAAATTATTGCAAGTAGTTGGAATTACTCCGACAAATACAGAAGATAGCGATATTACTCAATATCAGATTTTAGAAGCTTTAAAAAAGTTACCTAATTCATTAAATGATATTGAGCAAGTTTTATCACTTTCTGGATTAGTTTGGAATGTTCCTTTGGATACTGATTATTTGCCAAATAAATACTTTTTTGTAGCGAGGGCGTCAGATAATTATGTGAGTGGAACTACTTATACTTTCTAAATTGAAATTCTGATTGTTTTTTATAGAT